CCTACGCCCTAACCCCGCCCCCGTTTTCGGGATTCGGGGCGGCTCCCCGCCTTACGCGGTGGTAGACACAAGCATCCTGCGCTTCGTGTCGCTGAAGGTTCCATCCAAGTCTCGCTTGATCCAGTCCTTGCACTTCTTGAGGAACTCGCTGCGAGAGGAGTTGGGGGCGTTCGTCTTGAGTCCGATGTGACTCTTCACATCCTCAAGGCTGATGTAGTGAGGCTTCCGTACGCCGTCCACGACATCGTACACGCTGTTGCCGCTGATGCGCTCAAACACGCTGATGCGAGCAAACACCTCGGGAACATTATCGGGCTTGATCTCTCCAACCTCAATGACCATCATCAGCAGCACGATGGTCTTGGTCACATTGTTCATGTAGACATCGTTGCCCTCATGCCCATCGCTGTAGCACACGGTATTGTGATTCTCAATCCCCGTCAGGTCGTAATGAAGAGCCATTCTTCATCCTTTCTGCGGCTGTGCCGCTCACCCCCTAACCCGCTCCCCGTTTTCGGGATTCGGGTCGCGGTGTGTGAATAAAAAAACGCTCACCCCACCTCTTGCGAGGCAGGGGAGCGCATGGGGGAAAAGATCAATGTTACGGCATCTCAATGCCTACGCCTGTTTCGCGGATCAGTTCTCCGTTTAGCAGAGTACCGCTTCCACGACCAATACACCCAGGTTCGTAGTAGGCAATCTTCATCTTCACGGTCGGAAACTTCTTCGACAGCGCGACGATGCAGCCGATAGGATAAGCCCACGCGGTTTCAAAGTCAACCACCGTGCAGGACTTTTTTTCCGTGATTCTCACATCATCGGGAGCGAGATCCCACTTCGTTCCCCAGTTGTTGATCCTCCAATGCCACCAGTTCGGCATCGGACTTTCTTCCTTGTTGGTCAGACTCTCAAGAAGTTCATCTGAAGTCAGTTTGGCTGGACTGTATCGGGGATCTTCCTTTTCCCTCATGTGATTTGGCATGGGGATGATCGCATCCAAGAGAAATGGTGCGTCCCTCAACTCGGAGTCACCATCGGGGGACTTGAAGAGATACTTGCCCTGCGTAAAGGCAAGTACCTGTGCTCGCTCTTCCTTCTTTCCGTAGATCGTCAGCGTGTTAGAACACCAGTTCGGCATCTGTTCCTCCTATCGGTCGCTTGGGTATCCAATGCCTTGAAAGTTGTAGTTGCCTGATCGCAAGGCTGACTCTTCAGCCGCCCTTGCCTCGGCGTACTTCGGGTGCTTCCTTTCCGATTCAATGCACTTGATACAGCACATATCGGTGTTGAAGAAGGACATCTGCGTACAGATCGTGTCCTGTCGGCATCTATCGCATTTCGTCGGCATGACCTAACCCTCCCGCCGTTTTCGGGATTCGGGGCGGTGGCAGAGAATCCACCGCCCCGTCCCATTTATTCATCCACGCGATTCTCGTCCAACTGCTCACCTAGCGGAGTTTCAGTAGTGTAATCTGAATCAAAAGCGTCCCACTCCTTTTCATCGTTCTCGTCCCACACGGGATCGCTTGTGTATTGCGAGAAGTGAGGAACAAGCGAAGTAGTCCAAGTGCTTGTGTATGTGGTTCCATCACCTGCACCAGAGTCATCTAGGTTCTTCCAGAAGTAGTCCTCAAGGTGCAGCCCCGATGCCAAGTGGAAGTCCGCTAGCACACTTGTCTCATTGATTCCGTTTCCGCCCTGCGCTTGAAACACAAAGTCATCCGCAAGGTCGATCTGATCCGTGCCGCCGTAGTAGGGAATCGACACCTCGGTTACGCCGTTCTTGAGCATCGCAAGCCATCCGCACATCTCCTGCTCGTCAGGATAGTCGCCAGCCAACTGCCCAAGCAACTGCTTCGCATCCCGCTGTTCGTCCTTGTCAATCAAGGACTTCGGTAGCCACGGCGCAGACTGCGGGATCGCATTCACGATGATCTTGGCAAGAGTGCTTGGATCGTTGATCTCATCAAGTTCAAGACCGTACCTCTCGCCAAGAGACTTGACCGCCTTCATTCCATCGGGCGACGCAAACCATTGATCGTAGTTCCATTCTTCGCTCATGCTCTAACTCCTTCCCCGTTTTCGGGATTCGGGAAAGGGGGAGGGACTTGCGCCCCTCCCCCCCACACTTGTTCCGCATCAGAGCATCGCAAGAGCGATGTCGTGAGCCTCGTTGGTGCGGTCGTAGCCGTCAGAGAAGCGGTTGCTCCACAGGCGCATCGTCGGGTCGGTAGACTCGCCGCGAACGGTACGCTCATGCTGCATCCACTTGGTGACGCTGTTCATGGCAAGCCACAAGGTAGGAGCGCCGCCTCCAAGAGCGACACGCTCGACCTCAAGGGTAGCCATCCAAGAGTCACGCGCCTTCTCGACCTTGCGATTGGCACGCTCGACCTTCTCGACTGCCGCCTCATACGCCTCCGCATTCTGTCCGACAGACAGAGTGGGAATCGGATCAAACGGCATGATCTGATCGTAGTAGCCCTTCAGTTCCGCATCGGTGAGCGTCTTGGCGATGAGAGCCTGCATCTCTTCGTCTGCCTTGTCAAAGGCAGCGCAGGTGATGCCAAGAATGCGCTTCGCCTCGGTGAGCCGATTGTGAGCCGACTTCGTGTGGCGAATCTTGAGCGAACGGGGCGCGCCCTTGACCTCATTCAGCATGAGATTCAGAGTGTTCGCGCAGACCATGCGGTGAAGATGTGCGCCCGCAACAAAGTGGCGGTTGCCGACCGCATTGTTGCTGAAGCCGATGAACGGCTTGTTCACATCGTTGCCGTTGCGGTACTCCTTGTCGAGTTCAAGGTCGATGAAGAAGTCCTGACGACCGTGCAGCGTACCCGCCGACACGATGCGACCAGTTCCGTGCTGCGTAATGCACTCTTCTGCGAGCGCAATAGCATCCTCAAGACCGATCATCGTGTAGCCATCGCCAACGATGCCGACAGGATTGCCCTCGGAAGTGACAGCCCTGAAGTTCGGAACAAACGCACCATTGGTGGTCTGAATCGGCTCCATAGCGTAGTCCCACGGGAACGCCTTGCGGACATCATCGGGCGTGATCTTGTCGCGGTTCTCGCCAAGACCGTGCCAACCCTTGTCTCCCTCAATCAGAACGCGGTCGCTGACGACACCTTCGGTAACGATTCCATGTGCCATGTGATTGTATCTCCTAGAAAGTTGTCTTGCCCCATTCGGAGCAACGCGCTCCGACGCCCTAACTCCGCCCCCGTTTTCGGGATTCGGGGCGGCGGGGCAGTCCGTGACTGTAGCGGATCGGGCAGTTCGCGTCAAGCCAATCGGACAAAAAGCGGAACTTTTCAGTCAGATTGTTCAGAAGACCTTTTTGCGGACGCGACAAGAGACAAGATCGGTGTGTCAATACCCAAGTCTGTCTGTTCAGACTTCTTTAATGTATCTTCAACCTCATCTCCCCAAGCCATGTCCCAACTCTTCGCACATTGAGGTCCGTAGCCTTTGGCGAGAGATCTTGCGTCATTCAAGGAGTTGCCACAGAAGCAGCACACCCCTGTCTTTCTTCCGTATTCAGATGCGATCTTCACGGGATCGTCGGAGAAAACCTTGAGGAAGTTGATGATATCAAGCCCGATATCGCCCGACTTCTTGAACACTCCATCTGGAGTGATCTTGCCTATGTACTGGTTCTCTCTGACTATGTAGAAGCATCCTGCATTCTGATGCGCGACTCCAGAAGCCCTATTGTCTGGGGCTTTCTTGATTGAGACAAGCGCGCCATTGAAAATGAAGCGCAGCCCTGGTCGCTTCAAGCCTCGCTGAATGGGTCGTTCAAAAAGTTTGCAGATCCCACTCAGGTTTACATCGTTCATAGAAAACACCTCTCTAATGAAACAAGCCCCTTGCGGGGCTTATGACTCGTCATCGTACCTGTCCCAAGAGTTGCTCTCATCTTGGTAGATCTCCGACCTCCGTAGGGTCGCTCCATGATCGCTCAGTAGTTCAATCAGGCAACGGTCGATCTCTGCCTCAATGAGATTCCTCTCGTTGGAAGGGATCTTCATGTCCAGTACGCGGTCGTGCGCCATCTCATAGAGTTCGTTCTCGAAAACCTCGCGGAGTGTTGCGATGTAGTTCTCTATGTACGCGTCGCGTACTGCTTCATTGATGTACTTCTCGTACTGCGTCATGGCAATACGGGCGATGATGATGCTGCTGTTGCCTTCCATCTGTTCCTCCTATTGGTGTTCGTAGCAGTTTAGTTCACGCAGTACTGGACCATCTCTGTCCAGTCGGAGCATATCGAACCTGTGTGACTGCGCCCACATGAGCAGGTTCAGGAAGTCATCGCTCAATCCATCTGCGCGAAGCACATTCCTGTCTGCCCAATCCTTGCATTCAAACTGTATGAACGGGATGATTATTCCCGCATCATACTCAAAGGCGGTAAGCCCGTTCAGCCTGTGTGTGGCAAGAACCATCAAGTCTCGGGGAGAGACATGAAAGGTGCTTACGGTGGCAACCCTGCCGATGATGGGCTTATCGTCGTACTTCATTGGATGAACTTGATCTTGACTTCAGCGATCCGATTGTCGGGTGTGCGCTTGACATAGACTGGATACAGTCCATCTCCGTAACCCGACGATGTGGCGAACGCGCACTTGGCGAACACTCCACATCCTTCCCTGCCAAGTGTCACCTTGCAAGCACCTGCGTAGTTCAACGCTGGCTTGTCATCGTACTCTGATTCAAAATCCTTGCGAACATAGCAAGGATCAATCAGCATGATCTGACCGCTATCGACTGGAATCTTCCCGACCAACTCAAAGCGATTGTTCATCTTGTCCCTCGTTGCTGTTGGGGTCTGTGAAGCGATAAAGAAACTTGGACGCTGCCTCTGCCACCGATCTAGCGAACACTTCCTGACTTTCAGTTTGCCGAATCAAAATCATGGACTGATGGACGGCGTTGAACTCCTGCTGCGAAAGGAGATCGCCAAACCTACTTGCGGTTGACTTGCTCAAGACATCCGAAAGCGCAAGCACGGCTTCAACAGCCGCGTTCTCCTTCTGATCCTTGTCTGCAAACTCATTGGACTTGATCTCATGCCAAGTCATAAAGGCATCTCGCGCACGGTTCAATGAGTCGGAAATGTGTGTGTTCTCGGGGTTCATGCTCTAACCGTTCCCCCGTTTTCGGGATTCGGGTCAACGCCCCCCGCAGGACTTGAACCTGCGACCTGCGGTTTAGGAAACCGCTGTTCTATCCAACTGAACTAGGAGGGCTTGCTATTTGGTGAATCAGATTTATTGATCGTACTTCCTTCGCTCGTTTCAGCCAAGCAGGAAATAGATTAAACAATCTTGGATGCTTCTTGAGGAGACTGGCAAATACTCCCTCTGACTTCTTGCAAACTTCTTTATTCAGAGTAAGTATATGAACGAGTCTGCCATTGCGGTCGTATGAGCGCAAGTCGATGCCATCGCTGACGAACATCAGACCATCGCTTGTCACGAATCGCAACGGCTGTTCCTTCTTTGCCTTGCTCATATGTCTTTCCTCAATGCGCTCGGTGGGACTTGAACCCACGACTTACGGCTTAAAAGGCCGCTACTCTACCAACTGAGTTACGAGCGCAGTAGGTGATTAGTAACCGATTCGCTAACTAATCGGTAATCAAAACGATCTTATTTGAGCGCAAATCCCAGTCGATGTGGGCATATTCGGTGACAGGTTTCAGTATCTCCTTTTTACCCACCTTAACTGTTTTGCACATTTTTCTCTTGATTGACTTGAATAAGTCAGGGTCATCTCTGACGTGATCTTCAATGAAATGGTCGATTGAAGAGTATGAGACTGCGTTCAAGTTCTTGTGTGCATTTTTCCACAACTCTGCAAGTCTTTCTGCCGCATTCCACAGGTAGTGTGGTGGACAAAAATCCCAGTTGATGTCATCCCAGATACATGATTTTGGCAAAGTGACCTCTAGGCGGATGAGATAAAAACCATTTGCAGCAGAGAATACAAGTGGTTCAAACTTCTTTGTCATGCCGCGCCAGTCCTTGTGACCGTTGTACTCTCCGAACACAAGGGAAGCAAGAAGAGCCTTCGCCCTATCAACTTCGGAAATCTCACCAATCACTTCAGTTGCCCAATCTCCACAGTTTTGAGCCACAACTGAAGAGACTTGAGAGCCGCATTCCTGATGCACGGTGCGGATGAAGTCGATGCCACTCTCGGCATCCTTGATTGCCGCAATCGCAGCATCGCGCTCTACGCACTTGGGAAGGGTGATCTCAAGCCACCGCTCCATCCTCTTGCGGAGATACCTTCTCTTCGCAAAGTGTTCCTGACACAGATGTTGGATCGACATTTCCTTCTGCATTGTCAAGTTCCTTTGAAAGCGCCTTCGCACCCTTGAGCATCCAAGACTTCATTGGCAGTTCCTTCAGCCAGTCCTGCACGGTAGGGATGAAGCCCATGTCCTCAAGGATGTGCTGCTCACCCAATAGACGAGTCGGAATCGGCTTTCCATCAGACTTTCTGACGATTACCTCGCCAAATACCTGTTGGGCAAGAAAGATTCCGAACGACGAGTGGAGGATGCTTCGGTGGCGCGCATCGGGAAGATGAGCCTTCGTCTGATCGAACCATTCGTGGATGGCGATGTAGTCCTCGGGCTGACCGCCATACTTCTTTGCGGATGACTTTGCGTGGTAGAACGGGTGGCTCATGCTCTAACTCCTTCGCCGTTTTCGGGATTCGGGTCGAAAGCCACCGCCCCGAGATTATCGGAACGGTGGCAGTAATCAAGCCAGACCATACCATGCCAGACCGTGACTAGCCTCGCCTTGCCTAGCCTGAAAAGCATTCTGTTCAGTTTCCCAAACAGAATGCGAGAACCTGCCGCACCATACCCAAACCCACCTAGCCGTTCGACACCATGACAAGCCTGACCCTACCTGACCCTGACATGAATGCCTCTCATGCAGTTCCCCACATGAGAGGAGATTGAAGCACAACCCACCATTCCTTATCCTTTCACGCCGCAGCACAACCCGCCTTGCCCGACCCTAAAAAGCATTCTGTTCAGTTCCCCAAACAGAATGCGAGAACTTGCCTTGCCTTTGCCTATCACTTCGCAACACACCCCGCCATGTCAAACCCTATTTTTTCAATGAGATAGTCGGTGGTAGGCTGTTAGACCTACCACCGACTCTGTTGTTCAACTGACCGACTTGACGGTGAAGCGACCGTACTGCGGACGCATCTCGCACAGTCCAACAAGGCGACCCGCGTTGGTCACGGCGGCGATCACATCAGCCTCTTCGATGATCGTGGGATCGTATTCGAGGGTGAACTTGCACTTCCAATCGTTGAAGATCGGACGGCAACGGGCAACGCGATTTCCATTCACGACAACCATGCGGATGTCGGAGAACTCGCTGAACCGCTTGTACAGTTCGTCCTTCGTGCGGGGACCATTGTGAGTGAACTCACCATCCTCGTTCATAAAGACGCCCGACTTCCATTGAACGCCCTGCTTCGACTTCTTTGCACCCTGCCAAAAGGTCGCGTTCAGTACGAGGCTCGGAAGGAACACCTCGTTGTTCTTGTTGAGGTAAAGACCGCCCTCCCACTCGACCTCCGCAATCTCCTGAGCATCCTGCTCGGTCTTCTTGCGCTTGCTCGTAAGAGCCTTGAGGCGCTTCGTGATTGGGGCGAACTGATTGGAGAGTTGTCCGTTGTGCGTGATGATCGCACTCGTACCCTCAATCAAAAAAGTGAGGGTACGCAAACCGCTATCGACTGCCATTGGCTGACTCCTAACTGTGTTGACCAAGTGTATCGAACCAACTGCCACCAACTAGGTGGGCTATGTGGTGTGTGATGTTTTTGGTCGTACATGAAGAACCCCTGCGGAGAACGCCTCCGCAGGGGATATGCCCAAACTTTTTCCCCGTTTTCGGGATTCGGGTCAGGGCGTTCGACGGAATGCGTCGCGCCCGCGCCACAGGTTGCGCCTGACATTCTGCCAAGCAGTAGTGTCAACCATGTTCTTGATGCTGGTAGCCTTGTCTGAAAGTTCAGACTTCAGAACTGGATCGCTTGTCTTTTGCGAGGTGGTCGAGCAAATGCGCGCAGACTTGCGGATGCTGCTCATAGCCCTGCCAAGCGACCTATCAGACTCGTCTACTGTCTCGCCATGCTCAATCACGCGCAGTCCAAGACCGTCGTTCTTGACATAGGTGTAGTGGTCGTGGCGCTCGTAGAACCAACTCTCAATGTATCCGCGCAACTTGAGTCGCGTGATGTCCCAAAGACGCGGATCACTCTCCATCGTGCCAAGAGGTATTCCCGCCCATGTGGAGATGTCCTCGGGGGTGATGATAGCCCCAGGATTGATCTTCTCCTTTAGGATTGAGTTGCGCCTGTCCTGCGCCGTCATCTGATCTTCATTGATCTGATTGTCGTTCATGTGATCCTTTGTTTTTGAATCGAACCGCCCACCCCCTAACCTTGCCCCCGTTTTCGGGATTCGGGTCAGGGGGTGGGTCTTGTTCAAGTTGCGATCACTCTACCAAGTCGTACAGCCTCTTGAAGGAACGCAGTTCCCTGTTCCTACGCATCATGCCGTCAACCTCCAACAGATGCTTCGGACCAAGAGCGGCAACCTTCTTTGAGAACTCCACGCTCTTACGCAGTCTAGGCGATGCAAACTGGAAGTTTCTAGGCGACTGCTTAATCAACTTCATCACAACATCCTCGTCATCTGCCCAATCAGGGAAGGCAGAGAGAATGAGATGAGCGCCACCAAACGATTCTTCCTTCAACGGCATCAGGATGCCGTCTGCATCAAGGATGAAGGAGTATGTAAAAGCCAATGGTTCCTTGTCAAGTTGGAACTCAATAGGTTTTTCACCCCTCTCATGCCAACGATGTGACGGGACATGAACAACATTGTCCTCTGTCAGCCAACAGATGGTGTCTCCCGCAGAATGGATTTTCACCGCTTTCTGAAGCACATCGGAGCGGTTGGATGACTGTGGACTATCCCTGCGGGAAAGACTGTGAACCTTGCCATTCGACTTCCAGTAGAGGAAGTCCCAGTCAGCGCCGATCCATTCGGTGTTGCACTTGAAGAACTTGATTGTCTTTGAATCGTTCTCATCTTCCACATCATGCGCGACCACGGTTGTTCCATCGCTGAACCGCGCATAACCAATGCCCCAACCGCACATCACACTCGTAGGCTGCCTGTACTTCAGTATCGCGTCCTTGATATGAAGCGCGATGCCGTTGCCAGTACCACGGATGTCAACGATCAGCGGAACATCTTTTGTGGTTATGAAGGCAAGCGACTCACCAAAGACAAAGACATCCTTGATCGCCTCGTTGTGCGGGAGATTTTCCCACAACTTCTTCTTGACAGTACCCCAAACAAGAAGGTCGTTTTCTTCCGTGATGGCGAATGTCATCCCGTAGTGCATCACGCACTTGATGATCTTGCCCATGTTCTGCGGAGGTGGACGATAGGAACTGTCACCGATTGAGTTGACCTTCACTCCGTTCGATCCAACGACGGCAACAGTACCCGACCCCTTTGACCAGTAGCCAAACTGTCCGTACTTGCCGCTGTCGCCAACAAAGCGAACATCACCATGATTGGTGACGAAGCAAGCGGCGTGATAGTCCGTGTCAAAAGAGACAACTTTGGTTTTCATGCTTTGACCTTTCTACTTCCGTGCAGCACAGGCAGGGAAGCCGCCTTTGCAATGCCAATCATCTGCGCCATCTTGTCGTTCGTGGTCATCTGCTTCAGAGCCTCCATGCAGGAGAACACGGCATCCGTTTCCTTACGGTAGAGGCTGCCGATCTTCCTGATAGACTTCAAGCCCTTTGAGTCATCTGACCATCCTGCGACAGTCCACATCCTACCCATGTTCGGATGGAGAAACAACTTCAAGTATGGGTATCCATCGTCTTTCCCGCTTTTCCCCAAGTACCTAGTGGCGGTGATGAAGTAGGGATAGTCAAGATGGATGTTGGCGATATCGGGATTCTTCAGCCTCTTGTACCAAAACCTCTTGCGGTGTGATGACTGACAAGTAACCCTGATCTTCCAACCTTTGGGGTACTTGCCATGAAGCAACTTACCCGCTCTGCTCCTGACCTTCCAAAAGTCCCAAGTCTCGTCGTTGGATAGGAGTAGGCTCATGCCCTGACCCTTTCCCCGTTTTCGGGATTCGGGACGCGGCGAAACCCTGCCATGCGGTTTCCCGCATGGCAGGGGGCTAATCACACCATAACTAGCCTCACCAAGCCAAGACAGACCGTAGCCCGCCCGACCGTGAAAAAACGCCATGCAGTTCCCCACATGGCGGTTTGCTCATTAGGCGTCCTCGTCATCCTAGTATTCGTCCTCTTCGTATCCGTGCTTCTCGTAGCCCCACTTGAAGAGACTGATACGGAAGTTCTGCGAATACTCGGGCGGACCTGCACCCGAATCGTCGAGGAACGAGTACATCATGTCGAAAGCATTGATGAAGTCAGTATCGGGAAGATCGCCAAGCCACTTGATGACCTCCGCGCTGTCCTTCAACTGCTTGTCATACGCCTTGTATGTCTTTCCGTGGAACTCACAGAGGACATCATCAAAGGTGCTGATCTCGTCAGTACCTCCGCTGTATGCAAAGTTCAGTTCAGTAATGCCCTTCGACATAAGGGCGATTGCCGAGTTGATGAACTTTGGATCTGCTTGTGGTCGCCAAAAGTTGCGCTTCTTCTTCTTGCCCTCAATGGCAAGGTCGTGAAGAAGCGAGATCGACTTCACCTTGTCTCGCTCAATGGCGATCCCCTTCGGGAGATACGCCTCACAGGCAGGAGACAAGGCGACAAGCGTGGTTGCAAAAGTGTTGATGTTCGCATTCTCGTCGATGATTGGCTCATCGTCAAGACCCAGTACGTCATTGACCATCTTGGCAATGCTACGCCTGATCGGCTTGGACTTGAAAGCCTTTTCCCAATCGAACTTCGCTGTCTTGCTCTTCGTCGTTTTCTTTGTTTTCGTTTTGCTGGGCATACCTCAACCTTTCCCCCGTTTTCGGGATTCGGGTCAATGGGATTGGCGGGAATCGAACCCGCACGGTTTTTTAAACCGACAGATTTTAAGTCTGTTGCGTCTGCCTGTTCCGCCACAATCCCGACATGGCTTTGGTGGGAGTCGAACCCACACGCCTTTCGGCTCTCGATTTTGAATCGAGCGCGTCTGCCTGTTCCGCCACAAAGCCTCAGGACTTTATCGAACTATGTAAGCCTGTCTAGGGCAAAATAGTAGATGTCCCACACCCACTTGGGCTGCATCCAAGTAGGGGTGTGGGTTATCCACCAATCCATCACAGGCTCGACATACGAGTACCATCCGCGATCACCCATTCACTTCACCTCCGCAGATCGGACACACCGCATTCGGTGACATGAACTTGAAGTCGCATGACGAACATTCATGCGCCGATGCGTTGTCAATAGTGCTTGCTACAGGAGCCGCAGTAATGACCTTCACGCCGCCCGCCTTGACCACAAGTGGCTTCACATTGTAGACAGGATGGCTTTCGGTGCTGAGTACCTTGTCTCGCGGACACTCACGGAACGGCTGATCTGCGATCACAAGTTCCTTGTTGACGGTGTTGTTTCCGACAAGAACAAGATGGCTGTAGAAACCATCCGATACGCTCATGGCGTACCCATTGTCACCGCTTGCGAACTTCTCAATGTTCCATCCGACAGGGATGTTCACCCATCCGAAGTGTTCGCCCTTCAAGAAGCAACTGTTGTCGTGCCTGACGAGTCCGATGTAGCCCGTGCCGCAGAAGGCGAACTTGCATGGCTGTCCATCGTAGGAGCATGGCAGGTTGCGGTCTGCATCGCCCCAAACAAAGCAGTTGGAGTTTCCGTCAATCACCGTGACGCAGATGCCGTTGCTTGCTTGGAGGAACGACAGGTCGCCGCTGTATCCGAACTCCTGCCTGATGTCCTTGAAAGCGTGGACAAGATTCTTCTTCCGATCAACCAAAAGAACAGTACCGTCATCGCAGATATCGAAGTATTCCGTCATCCCGTCGAATCGGAAGATGCCGTGGTTCTTGTTGATCCTAGTGTAGTAGTTGGAGGGAATGGCGCTGTAGTGCGACTGATCCCCGAACACGAAGAGTTGGTAACTGCCCTCGTCGTGACTCAGAACAGCAGTATGAAACTTAGAGGCACGAACACCAAGAGGGAAGCGAACGCCACAGATGGTCGGGTCGCAGCGACCAAACCTATCGTTGCCGCACACATTCGCCGTAAGTTCATTGATGAACACGGAATGCGCGTAAGAGCAATCAACATCACTTGCGTCTTGTGCATTTGAAAAGTCCAACTTACCCTTTGAGGCGCTACCCCACCCGACGATCTTGCCGTCAGGGGTGATCCCCGCAGAGTGAGATGAGCCAACGGACATTTTGACTAGATGGAGATTGTCGTAGATTCTGCTCGGCATGACCTAACCCTTTCCCCGTTTTCGGGATTCGGGTGGGCGTTGCGGTATCGCAGCAGCGCCCTTTCCTTCATCTTTGCTTCGATCATTACATCGTATTCCCTGACTGCACAGAGTTCAGGGATTTGATTCTCTATGTAGTCGGCGTGAGCCTGTGGAGTCTTGCTGTCTCGCGGTTCGCTATAGTGGATCTTGGGTACACGATCTTTAGCCCAAGTTTGGAATGCTACCTGCGCAGCGTCCATCAGTTCCATGCCGCCGTGGTTCAAGGAATGATGGTGAACATCAATCACAAGCGGTACGCCAGTAGCCTCTGCGATGGGCAGAAGGTCGTTGATCGTCCACATACTCGGCTTGTCATCGTTCTCAAGCGTCAGTCGCTTCTGTGCGACTGGAGAAAGACGCGAGAAGTTGTCGATGAACCGCTTGGCGGTGTCCGACTTGTTCTCGTACACGCCGCCCACATGGATGTTGATTGGGAAGTCGTGTCCCGCACCAAGAGCATCTCCGATGGACGAGTGCATCTCGACGCACATGACCGACTTGGCGACCACCGAATCAATCGGACTAGCCAAACAGGTATATGGTCCAGGATGCATTGAAAGCCGTATGTCGTTGTCGCGGGCAACCTTGCCTACGGTGGCAAGCACTCCACGAATGGTGTCGGCAGAAGAGAGGTCGTCAACCCTGTAGTTCAGGTCAGGGTGATCCATGAAGGGAAAAATCCCCGAACCAATGCGGAAGAAGTGAATGTCATTCTCGACATTCCACCACATGACCTTGAGAAGGTCGCGCACATTCGACAGCGCGAGATCGTTCACTCGACGGAGGCTGAAGCCGTCCATGCGGAGGGTGCGGTCGGTGAATACCCTCTTGGAGACAGGCTTGACATCGCAGAGAGTCATGTTCTGACACGCGTAGCCGAGATTTCGTACTGGCATTGTATACCTATGTTTTTGATGGATGGAAACGCCAACACCCCAACCCTCCCCCCGTTTTCGGGATTCGGGTCGGTGCGACGGTTAAAAATCAAACGATGGCGGGATTCTGCCTTCGCGGATCAAGACAGCCATGTATTCCCTACCAGCCTGACCGCTTACTGGAGGCTGAACATTCTGTCCTGTTGCGGAAGACAATAGCCCTGCAACAATGATGGGATTTGAAAGCAGATCAGAGGGGTTGATCTGCTCCTGTGGCAGCCTTCGTGGTGTGCGCTCAGGTGGAGTCCATTCAATATCAAGCATTTTGCCTCCCTCTGAAGCATACAGTAAGTTGCATCACAGTCAAGACTTTTTTCGGCAGAAAATCTCACGGAGATAAAAAAGTGCAGATGCGATTTAGGCGCCTGCACTAAAATGCGGATTACTCCGCAAGAGTCTTTATGATTGCTTCAATGTTCTTGATGATGACCTGAGCCTCTGCATCCCCGCTTGCTGCGCGCTGCTTGAGGGTATGCACAGTCCATGTCACGCTCTTGATGAGTCCCTGAGTCTTGATGTCATCAATGGCGCGTGGGCAAGTCCACCCATTGTCATTGACGCTTCGCGCATAGACTCCTGCCTTGAATGCAACTGTTCCTGCGCTTCCCTCACAGGTCTTGATGTACTGGGCGGCGCTTTCTCCGTTCAGTACTGCAAGCCTATCAAGTCCAGATTTGGCGTTCACGGGTTTTCGAGACATTAGATACCTGCTTTATCTTTGTGTTTTTTAATGGAGTGAGACAGTTCGCGGATATCGTCGTTCATCTCTCTCCTGACAGCATCAATGGACTTTTGAGCATCAGTATGCGTTCCCCTGATGCTCTCATCCTGTCTGTCCAACTCATCGAAAACCCTTCTGTCAAGATCGTACAACTGACTTTCAATGCTAGTCAGCGATCTGTCGAGTCGCTCAAGCATATGAAGAGCCATAGCGCATCCACCAATGATAAGGGAGATGATCGCAATGAACAAGAAGGCGGAAGTGTATTGGGTTTCTGCAAGCACAAGAGCGGTTGCGATGCAGGCTGCGCTAACCGTGTACGCTGCTGCTCCGATTGTAAATGATGTCTTCATATAGACTCCTTTGATATTTGACAAACGAATAGGCAACAATGTTAAATGGGACTTACAGGATTCGAACCTGTGACCAAGCCGTTCAAGTTTGTGTAACTTTCGCTACTCCTTGGACTATATCATCACCTTAGTTTTTCAACTTTAGGTGTCGGACGTTACATGGTTATTAAGAGGGCTGAACCTCTCCATTAGTCTCTGCACCTTTCACCGATGTATCGGTGACTTGGCTCAGGATTGCCTTGTGAACTTTATCTGTTCATTTAGGTTTCCCTGAGTTTATCCGATTCATTCCATCAACTTTCACTGATGGCGCACCATAAGATGAGCGGCACGCTCTGACCGCTGAGCTAAAGTCCCATAATCTGGCTGGCATTGTTGCCTATTCGGTTGTCAAAGAAGTGTCCCTACAAGAGATCAGTATGCGACAGCAAAGAGATGCGGTAAAGAATCGAATGAATCTGCTATCTCTAATAGATCCATTTTATCCAGCCGCCTATTTCTGCGGATAGATTAAAAAATCCCGCCCCCCGATTGAGCGGGGAGCGGGAATGGAGCCGAGGGGAATCGAACCCCTGTGCTGAAACTTCTCTGTCGGACCTTCTACACGCTTTAGTACGATTCCTTCGCGTGATGCCGTCATCGTACCAGAGAGCATCACAGACCTCTCACTTAATATATTTCTTCATCGCCTTTGGAGAGAGGTAGTAAAGTGCGATGCTTGCATCTGTTGTAAGCACAAGACTACCGATGCGTCTTGCCTTGTGCTTTGCTTTTTCAAGCAGCCAGTCTAAAAGAGTTGGCGTTTTGGTTTTGATAGGTTTTACAAGTGCCTACCAAACTCGGCGTGCAGTCTCAATCAGTATCCGTCCAGTCTAATCCTTTCAGCCCCGATATATGGCATTACTACCTTATATCGGCAACTCCTTTTCGTTATTCACGATCAGACTTGCGAGAAGCCTTGACCGCGACATTCTGCTCCAGCCTAGAGGCGAATGCAAGCAGATCGGGATTCGCGCCGTCCACAAGCGGATGCCCATTTTCATCCGTGCAGCAGTCACGAATGAGAGACACCAGTTCAAGTGCCATAGCGTCATTCATGCCAAGAAGAACACCGTTGGTTACGGGACTTGGAGGAAAGATCCATGCGTGCGCCCTCTTCAAGTTGGGCATCTCATTGATTCGATTGTACGGATTCATCAACTGCGTCATATAAAAACTCCTTTATCTAGATCGTGTAATGAAACCAATCCATTACACGATGAATGGTATCACATGAACCGCTGATGTCAAGCGTCAATGCCCCTGACGGGCGGCTTGATCGACGGTATCGCTACGCAACTGCTCAGGCATGGTGGACATGACGAACTGAAAGAGCCTCTTGGCATCCTCTCCATCAATGATCTCAGTACCTAGATCCTTGAAGTGAACCTTTGCCTGTTTGCCAAAGAAGGCAATCCTGTCAATCCTATGAATCGGAACAAAGACAAGTTCTGAAAGTGGAACAAACATTTTGATTCTCCTTGAAGCATCCCCGACAGGACTCGAACCTGTGACAAGCGGTTTAGAAAACCGCTACTCTATCCAACTGAGTTACGGGGATATTTTTGATCTACAGTCTGGACAGTTTACTTCTTCATCCTGACCACCCTTGTACCATCCGTACGAGGTGTCTCTCACCTTTTTGCCACACAATGTCTTGCCATCCGATTCAGTAGCGTGAATGAGTATTCCACGCATACCGTCCCAAGTTAGACCATTGTATAGCGTCTTGGTTGCTTGCCTGACAGTTTGAAGAAGCATCCGTGCATCTCTAATCAAAAAGTTGTCGTGACGGGAAAGAAACTGGGAAAAAGTTACAAAAACAAGGGTGGGCGACCTTGCGGATCGCCCACCCTGACTTGTTCAGCCGCCCTATCAAGCGTTGTCGGTTTCGATCACCGCTTCGGTCACGACAGGAGCGCGAGAACCGCTCCACTCGTACTGACCGCGCTCGGGGCGGGTCACATTGCCGTTCTTGACCAACTTGCCAAGAACCTGCGAAACCATCGTGGCGACATTCTTGCCCTTGTTGCTCACGCCCTGCGAGGGAAGCGCGTCAACGATCTCGGCAATCGACAGGGGTGCGCTAGAGGCGCGGACGATGTTCTCGACCGCCTGACGCAGCGTAGTGCCGTTCTCTGCCTTCGCCTTGCGACCGCGCTTGCCACCCGCCGCCGCCTTCGTCGCAGTACCGCCCGAACCCTTCGGGCGACCGACGCGACCGCTCTTGCGAGCCGCCTTTGTCTTGTTGCCCTTCTTGGCGACCGCCTTGTTCTTGGAACCCTTCGGGCGACCACGGCGGGGCTTGCTCGTCTGCTTCGTTTCGTCCTCTCCAATGCCGATCTGTGTCGCAAAGGTGGAGAGCGAGTTGAGGTGCGAGGTGAGTTCGTTGCGCGTCGAGTCAATCGCGGCAAGGAAAGTCTCACGGGAAATGCCGATCTTGCGAGAGATGATGTCTGCGGGCGTTGCGGTCAGAACCGCGTTGTTCTTCGTTCCCATTGTGGGAACCTCCTTTGATGAAATCTGCCTACCTGTGATGAATGCTAGTAAACCTGTGGCAGTTTTGGCTTACGGATGGAAGATTATACGAAACAGTTTCCTTGTCAAGCCTATTTCGTAAATATTAGAAACTTCTTCTAAGTCTCCCGTCGCCTCAACCTTTCCCCCGTTTTCGGGATTCGGGTCGAGCCGTCCGCATTCTTTACATAAGAGCCACATTATGTGGGGCGGGAAAACCACTCTCCCGCCCCACAGGTGGTGGGCTACTTATCAGACCTTCTTGCGCGGCTTCGCGCTCTTGGTCTGACCGCCGACAGCCTTGATCGGCTGCACGACCTTCGGCACGGATGGCTCCCGCACCTTCTGAACCGCATCGCGGTCGATGACGGAGTTCACAAGCGAACCAAAGGTCGCCTGATCCTTCGCGCTCAAAGAGTCGATGTTGATGATGCCGCCCACATCGGGAGACACATCGGACGCGGCGGCGACAACCTGAACCTTCAGATCGCGGACAACAAAGTTGCCCTTCTTCTGAGTGTAGGAAGTCGGAGTGAGCATCGCATCGCGCAGCGTGGTCGAGAATGCCTCGCCAACCAGTTCGTCAAACTGCTCGGAGGTAGGCTGCTTCACCCTGCTGTTCGTCGCGTAGAGGTTCCACAGGTCGCGCATCTTGGCTTCGATGCTTGCCGCCGTGAGAACGCCGCCGCACTTGAGGATGTCAAGCGTGGCTTCAGCGACCAACTTGACGCGATCAAGACGCTCCGCGATCCCCTCCTGCATCGGGTCGATGGTCACATCGCCCGTGAGAAGCACCAGTCCATCGACGCGGTACTGGTTGCCGCGCAGGTTGTCGATCACAACCTCGTCCTTCGTAGCCTGTGCGGGGTGCATGACCGTGTTGCCCTTCTTGAGCGAGTTGCTAGACCCGCTCTTGGAGAGCGCGGTGCGAACAAGCGCACCCACCTCATCGACTCCCATGACAACGCCCGTTGCGCTGCCTCCATTGTTGCCGTTCGTAGGCATCTGACACACTCCTTTTGTGCTGCCTTTCGATCACGATGATCGGTTTGCAGCGATTCTGAAGTACCCCCTGCGGAGAACGCCTCCGCAGGGGGGTTTGTCCGTAGCCAACCTCTTCCCCGTTTTCGGGATTCGGGTCAGCCGACCCCGATTTGGATGTGTTCGCCATACGGCGGCTTCACATTCGTAGTAGTGAGCCACAACACATCGCATTCGGGTTCGCTGCCGAACTCTCCGTATCCATCGGTCAGGTAGACCATGATATCAACGGGGATCTTGTTGTCCACGATATGATCGAACACGGGACGGAAATCCGTACCGCCGCCTCCCTTGAAGGAAGTCGGACAAGACTCGCTAGAAGCCAACCAACGACCCTCATGGACATCCGCATCGCACTCAACGAGATAGAGTGAGCAGTTGAACTCCCTGCGAATCTCGTCAATCTCAGCGATTGCAGCCGCCATCTCGCTCTCACCCATCGACCCCGATGTATCGACGGCGAATCCGATCTTCGGAGCATCGTTGCCGTACATGGAGGGCAGATAGATGTTCTGATGGACGAACCTGCGGCTCGGCGGCATGAAGGTGTAGTGATCGCGCAACACCCGCGTCACACCAAAGCGGAGCCATTGCTTCAGAGCCTCGCGCCAATCGACCCGACTCTGCAACTTCTGAGTCACAGCGCGGTCGAGTGATTCGGGCATATCGCCCTGCATCTTGGCACGGGCATGGGCAAGCGCGATTGCGTTGTCCCATCCCTGCTCGTCCTTCTTCTGCTCCGCACGGCGTTCGCGGATGACTACTGAATCATCCTTGTTCTCGCCATCGCCGTTGCCGCTTCCTTCGCCTTCGCCGCTGTAGTCAAGGTCGCCCTGCATGGAGTAGACCTTGATCTTCTTGGCGTTCTTGCGGATTTCCTCGTAAATCTGCTCCGCAGTCATGCCCTCCCACTTGCGGTCGAAAAGCACATCCTCGGGCAGATACTTGTTGTCGGAGAAGTTGTCAGCGAGAAGCAGATTCGTCGCGTAGTCAATCGCCACATTCCACAGGAAAGGCTCCCGCGTAGAACGACGCTGAATGTGCGAGAATGCTGCGTGTGCGATCTCATGTGCAAGGACAAAGAGAGCCTGATCGTCGGTCAGACTCTTGAAGAAGTCCTTGTTGAACGAGATGTTGCCCTGTGCATCGACACAGGCGGTCGGGATGCCCTTCTTCTCTCCATCGACGATGGAAACCTTGCAGTTCTCTGCAAGCAGACCCCAAAAGGGGAAGAAGCGGTACATACGGAACACGATGCCCTTCATCCTCTCGCGCAGTTCATTGATCTCCTGCTGAGTGATGAAGTCGCTGTTCGCGGGTTCTGCCGTTGCGGTGATGTTGTTCTTGGTTTTCTTCGCCATGCCCAAACCCTTTCCCCGTTTTCGGGATTCGGGTCAAGGGGAGGGGCTTGCGCCCCTCCCCCCAACTCCTGCGGGGATTCACTTACTTCTTGATGCCGTACTTCGTCAGCAACTTCTCATGCGTCAGCACCCACTTGTGGGCAGCGGAGGCATCGCACACCGCTTGCTTCACATGAGGATCGCTAGTGAGGGTGCGGACAAAGTAGAGACACGCGATCTCGGGAGACAGACCCGACACGATCTCGCAGCAACGATTGACATTCTGCGTGACCCACTTCTTCTCGCCGCGAGTCAGGCGGGAAGCGAGAGCCATAGCGACCGCATACGAAATGCTGATCTTCTTGGGGTTCTCCTTGAACTCAGCCTTCTTTGCAATCAGAGCGTCGATGTCGGGCATATCGCGGATCTCACGGCGGTAAGCATCGAACTCAGCCGATGCACCCTTGCCGATGAGGGGAGCGATATCGTCAGTCTCATCCATGCCGTTCTGCAAGCAGATGGACACGCGCTCCCAACTTCGCGGAGAAGCAAAGTTGGCGTACTCGTCCTTCGGCTCGGTGCAGAGAAGTCCAGGTCTGAAGTTGAGGAAGCCAATGGTATCATCATGGATGCCACTATCTACAGCCCAACGAGTCCACGCTTCCACGGTCGGCTCGTACTCGACAATCGCAAAGCGATTACGCAGCGGAGCAGACAGCGGATTGACATGAGCCTTGTGGGACGCCTTGTTGCCCGCAGCGACGATGTACCACTCATCGCCCAACTTATGCGGACCACACTTGCGATCAAGGATGATCTGAAGCGCGGCGTTCTGAACAGCCGCAGGAGCGGTGTTCAACTCGTCAAAGAAGATGATGCCCTTGCCCGTGGCAGGGATGAACTCGGGACGCGCCCACTCGACATGGGACACACCGCTGCTGTCCTTCGCCACAGTAGGCAGACCACGCAGATCGACGGGATCAAGCATGGACAGACGCACATCAATGACGGTATCACCTTCAGCCGCCTGATGCACCATCTGTGACTTGCCTACTCCTGGCGCACCAAAGATGAAGGTAGGGATGCCAGTCTTACGGTTACGACGAATGCGCTCAACAAGATTCATGTGTTTCACTCCAAAAGATTCACTCTGTCGGAGACTCCCCGCTGGAGCCACCCACACCCCAACCCTTCCCCCGTTTTCGGGATTCGGGTCGAGCCGCCCCCGCCAAAGCGCAGCGGGGGACTCGCACCCCTAGTTCAGTACCCCATTGCAATGAGGTAATCTAGGTAGCCTGACAGTTTATCGTTCTGTTGCTTCGCTGCACAAAAGCGGATGACGAGATTTGCACTCGCAACCTCTTGCTTGGAAGGCAAGGACTCTGCTGTTGAGTTACATCCGCACAACCATCTATCGACTATTTGTCGGGTTCGATGGTCACGGTCAGGCTTTTCGATGTCAGTTGCTCCTGAAGGAACTCAGCCTTCTCCTTATGGGAAACAGTCACGACGGACAATCCGTCATTGTGTACCTCCATAGTGTGCTTGACTGCATCCTCGGGTTCCAACTTGACGATCTCCATGAACGTCTTGATGACATGATCGAATGTGTTGATGTCATCGTTGTGGACAATCACCTTCCATCTAGGCAGCGGCTTAGAGGGAGAGGTGTTCTCGGTTGGCTTAACAGGTGTTTCAGTCTGACTCATTCATTCCTCCGACATTTCAATGTCACCAAATGGCTCAATGCCCGTTGAGTTGTGTCGGAACATTCCTTGTACTCCCGACATTCCCCATCTATTCTTCGTGCAACGGATGGCGAATCCTCCCGTGTCCTTGTCTCTTACAGCCAAAAACACGGAATCGACAAGATGCTCGACAATCCTGCTGCCCGATATCTGCTCCTTCTTGTTCAACTGGGTCACAAGAACCACATGGCAGTTGTACTGAAGGGCAGCCGTCTTGTATGCGGCTATGCACCGCTCAATCCCGTTGCGATTCTTCGCCTCGTCAAGCATCTGGACAGAATCGACGATCACTAGATCTGCGTTGTTTGCAGAAAGTTCATCCAGTTGTCCCTTAAGCGAACGAATGTCTCCGCAGCGAAACGCAGCATCCTTTTTAATCTTCCCCTTAGCCACCGTTTTAAACTGTTCAAGTGCAAACTCGTTCTGCCAGTAGAGGGCTGAAAGTTCCCTGTCCTTCTTCGGATCTGTCAATGACCCACATACGGCAATCATTGCACGCGTTTTACCCACCCCAGGTGATCCACCCAACAGGCTGACCTGTCCGCGTGGAAAACCCTTTGATGCTAGATCGTCCGAGAACCCCCACAGCATATCAATGTGATTGATGCCGCAGGAGAAGCGAACGAGTTTCTTGTCCGAGATGTCATCTAGGGAAGTGACCGTTCCCTTTCCTGCTACGCCTTCCATATCGACATTCTCCTTTGATTCCGTTCTAAAGCGACTGCGCAGTACCCTGATATGGGGGATCGTTGTCTCCCTATCAATGCTTCCGTGCCTAATCTTCAGCGCCGCAAAAATCTGATCGTCAGTCCAACTCAGTAGTTGAACCATCAGTTCGATCTCCTTGCTCAGGGAGAGCGCGCCGAGAGAACCTTCCGTGGTAAGAGCCTTGCGTCCCATAGAACCCCCCATTGTACGGTTTGTAGCGTACAGTCAAGCGCAAAAGCGAAAGATTAAAGGAAATGGTGCAGAGGGTGGGGTCGGGTGCAACCCCACCCCCTGCACCTAGAGGAGTCAAATGAACCCACCCACTTGGAAGAGTCTGCGGAGGGAGCGGTACTCGCGCTTCCTACGCAGTTCGGCAGGTAGCGTGTTGAAGAGATACGGGATCTCCTTGACGATCTTGAAAGCCAACTCTTCATTGCGCACGACAAGACCAGCCATGTAGTTAGGCATCCAAGCGTTGCGTCCCTTCGCCTTGCGCGCAAAGTCCTGAGATTCCATGTCGTTCTTCATGAACTCCATGTTCTTCTCGTCCTTTCGGGCGATGCAGCACATGGAATACATGAGTTTGTCCAACTCGACAAAGACAGCGTCCCTGTCGGTGGCACGACTTGCGTTCTGGAACAATGCGCTCATGTGGTACGGACGATCACGGTTCCACATATGCATGAAGCCAAGAGTCTTGGCAAGAATGTCGAACCTCTTGGTGGTATCCTCTCCGCTGGTGTAAGAGCGTGGCATCAATGTGGCTAGATAGTGGTCTGCCGATGCGAATGTCTTGAGACTACGCACGGGATCGCTCTCGTACCACCTGATGTACGCATGGGCATTCTGAGAGGCATAGATGCTTGACAGATTGCTCTTGAGTTTCGCGTTGCCAAAGATGAAGTCCCACACTTCGGGATCAATGGAAACATCCCAACTGATGTCGCCATGAGTATCCAAAGACAGGTAGTTGTTCGTCTTTGAGAGTTCCTCGTAGGTGTTCAGCAGGATGAGCGCGCTGCGCTTGTTGTCCTTTTGCGACTTCCACAAGTCCTTGCCCTGCCAACCAGAACGGAGCCTCAGTTGGGCGAATGCACGCAAGTCGATTTCAGAGATCGCTTTCATGAGTTCCGCATTCTCGGGCTTGATGATGAGGTTGTACGAGTTGCATATGGCATAGTCGCACAACTGCCTCACCATGTCTGAAGGAAGTTTCTCATACTGGATGTCTGTCATTTGGGTTCTCCTCTAGACAGGCATCGCGCCCGTCCCCCTAACCCCGCCCCCGTTTTCGGGATTCGGGTC